CTTAATCAGACATGGAAAACAATCTCTATGATTTGGGATGAAGATCAGCGTGTTATGAGGAACGTTCCCGTTGCCAATAGGTTCTTGTCAGAGACGGACGAAAAGAACGCATTTTCTAGGGTTGGAAGTGCCTATAACAATTATCGTAAAGAATACGATCTGACCAACCAACGATTAAAAGGGTACGAAAAAGAAGCGGATAAAGGAGTATTTGGGTTTGCCGAGAAAGCAAATAAGCTCTATAATTCACCCGAATACAAGCGTTATGAGGTGTTTAAAGAGTATCAGAAAGAGATTGATTATCTCTATGACGAATTAAAAACCGCAGACGGTGAAGAAAAAGCCTCTTTGAATAACACTCTTAATCTTACTAAGACTCAATTGGTTGAAGCTTTAGATGCGATAGAGTAATATATACAAAGGGTAATATAAAAAGCTAAGTAATTTTACGTTATGAGAAAACTTATCAGAAAAAGCAAAATATCTAATCTGGATTCCGTAAGAACTCAGAAAGAGTATACAGAAGAGCGAATGTTTGATGTTCTTCTCCAAGCCCAATATGCGTGGTCTAATATGGATCAATTCAGAAAAGACAGAGAGCGGTCCAAAAAGTTCTGCTATGGAGATCAGTGGTCTGACCTTGTAAGGTATGGAGATAAAACAGTTAAAGAGGAGGATTACATCATATCAGAGGGAGGAATCCCACTGAAAAACAACTTGATAAGGAGGCTTGTAAGGACTGTGATGGGAACTTATCGCTCACAGTCTAAAGAACCTACCTGTGTAGCCAGAGATAGGGATGAGCAGTCTCTTGGAGAAACGATGTCGGTAGCGTTACAGTGTAATTATCAGGTTAACCGCATGAATGAGGTTAATGGGCGTACGTTTGAAGAGTTCTTAATATCGGGAGCGGCTGTTCAGAAAGAGAGTTATGGATGGCGCAATGATAAGATGGACACGTGGACTGATATGGTTTCTCTTAATAACTTCTTTGTGGATAGCAACATGCGTGATATTCGTCATTGGGATTGCTCTCTTATAGGTGAGATACACGATTTGACTTTTGAAGATTTATGTTCTAAGTTTGCAAAATCACCATTTGATGTTAGTAAGCTTAGACAGATTTATTCTAATGCTTGTCATAGGGAATATATGTCAGGGTACTTAAGTAAGTTTGGGTATTCAGACCTAAAGAACATAGATTTCTTCTCACCTTATAATACAAATATGTGTAGGGTTATCGAGGTGTGGAGAATAGAACAAAAGCCTAGGTTCAGGTGCCATGACTACTTGAACGGAGACTTTTATAAAGATGAGGTAGAAAACGAAGAGAATATAATACTAGAGAATAATTCTCGTATCCAGCAAGGTTTAGAGGTCGGCATGGAAAGGGATGATATACCACTTATTGAGTATGAATGGTTTATGGATTCCTATTGGTACTATAGGTTTCTCACTCCCCTTGGAGATGTATTGTCAGAGGGTGAAACTCCTTTTAAGCACAAGTCTCACCCGTATACTATTAAACTATATCCATTTTTGGATGGGGAGATTCACTCGTTTGTAGCTGATGCTATTGACCAGCAAAAGTACGTGAATAGACTTATCATGATGAATGATTGGATTATCAGGTCTTCCTCTAAGGGAGTATTGCTATTCCCGGAAGAACTTATACCTGACAATCTGTCTATTGAAGATATTGCAGAGGAATGGACCAGATTTAATGGTGTGATAGCTATTAAATCTAAGCCCGGTGTCGAACTTCCTAAGCAAGTAGCTACAAACTCCACCAATATAGGTATTCATGAGATGTTACAACTTCAGATGAATATGATGGAGGATGTTACAGGTGTTACCGGTGCTCTACAAGGTAAGCCGGGATACTCGGGTATGAGTGCTGCTTTATACTCTCAACAGATGCAGAATGCAAGCTCTTCCCTGCTTGATTTATTAGAGACTTTTGATAGCTTCATAGTTGATGCGGCTTATAAAAAGGTAAAGAACATACAACAGTTCTATGATGATAAGAGAGTTATCAATATAGTTGGGAATAAGGCTAGTTCATTAATTGAGTATGATCCTGAAAAAATTTCCGATGTTGAATTTGATTTGAGCGTTATTCAATCAACTTCTACTCCTGTCTATAGACAGATAGCTAATGAATTCTTAATGGAGATATGGAGGCAAGGGCAAATATCTATTGAACAACTTCTTCAGCATGGTGATTTCCCATTTGCCGATACGCTACTACAGAGTTTACAGACACAACGCGAACAACTAGAGAAAGGAGAAGTGCCTGATGCGCTACCTCCTATTCCGATGCAATAAAAAAAGGGGAGCTTAATGCTTCCCTTTTAGTTTGTATTCAATCCACATGAGTTTCTTTCTTTTAATAACGTAATCATCTACGGGGATGTTATCCCTTGTTGGTGTCATGTAGAAACATTCTTTTATGATGTGCAACATACGTGCATTTCTGTTTATCTGTCCTCTTCGTTTATAGTTGCGGAAACTCTTCCGATTGATTATTATCAATCTATCTTTTTCGTCAGGTACCACAAAAAACCGTTCCTTGTGCTTTTCGTGAAGTTCGTCCGCTTTTCTTTTAGCATACCATAATTGCAATTCTGCGATTTTCATTTTAAAGTATCTCATAATCTAAATTGTTGCCGCACTTGCCGGCCGGCTTGCGCGTGGTTTATTAATCTTTTCTATAATTTTCGGAAGTTCCATCTCGCAATAAACGATAAACAATCCGATAGCTCTTGTCATTAATCTATCATCATGTTCTCCGGGTATCGCTCCAAATGATCCGTTCTGTTTCTTCTCGTAAACACCAAATTCGTCTATAGCCTCGCTACATCTCTCCACCCATGCCTGTAGTCTTACCATCTTAATTAAGTGGTCTATGATCATAGGCTTAGTGGCCGTATTGGTGTGGAATCCATACTTTCTAGGTACGCCTGCAATTATATCCTCTTCTGATTGTTTTCTAGCATATAGGTTATCATATACACTTCCAATCTGGTTAAGTATAAACTCGGTATGATTCCCGTCTGTATCTCGCTCTTTGTCTTTTGTTTCGAGTGTGTTAGACTCGATAACTAATAGCGCATTGTGATATAGGGTAGCTATCTGTGCAGCTTTCCACGCTAATAAATCGTGGTCTATATGACCATGCCATTCAGCCACCACTTCGGGCTTATCACCTTCCATCATCCAATACCTGTCTATCACTAGAATGTCGGAGAAGTCCGCTCCCTTTGACCGTCCTCCTACATCGACAATGACAGCATATCTGTTTTTTATGTCTTCTTCGGGAAGAGCCCATACGGATAAACATCCTTGTGTATCTTGCGTGAATCGAACATTCTTAAGAGCGTTTCTTCCATCGTACCCGTCTGCAATAACATCGCCTATGTATTGAGGTTTTCTAGTGGACTTTCTTAATTCTTCGAGCTTAACTCTATCAAACACCATCTTGCCTGAGTGCTTGAATGCTTCTATATCGTCACTAGGGAATTCGGCTGCCATGTCTGCGTGCGAGTTATATCCTTTTCTCTTCGTTATGTACCAATTAATTGCTTCAAGAGTGGCTCCTAGATTCCACAGATACCAATAGTACGTCCCTGGTTCACTCCTATCTGTTGAGTACGTTCCGTTTCTATTTTCTATAATCCAATCGGCAAAAGATTCTCTTTCTTCTTTTGTCTTGAAAGGTTTAGAGTACATCGGGATTTCATACCACGCAACAAATACGGGTTCTCTTTCTGATTCTCCGTTTTTAGCGGCCAGCCATTCTTTATGGAAAAAGTTACCCGTTCCGTTTGGTGTTGATTCTATTGCATCAAGAGTCAACTCTTCAAGTAGTATTGATGAAGATATGGAGCGAATAATGTCTTCCGGTGTCTTCCCGTCTGTTGCTTTCCAAAATGCAACCTCAGACATGTGGGATTCTGATATATCACCACCACGGATAGAATCAGGTCGTTCGGCTGTTCCGATACATATAACGGTATCTCTCACTATCCTACCTTTTTGGGTAACAATAGTGTCGTTGTGAGAGCCCTCGTATGGCTTTAGTTCTAATGGACTGTTATCTGTTCCATCAAGCAGGAATGGCGGGTAATCTCTAAGCATCTTAGTATACATCGCTCTAATCTTACGTGACGTGCCGGAGTCTTGAGCGATAATGGCAGAATAAAACCCTTCTTTGTGAACTAGCTGAATCCATGCTATATACAACTGAATTAGAGTTGATCCTCCCCACTGTCTTGCTTTTAGTAGGATTATTCTTATCGGTTTGCCCTCTAGTCTCATTCTTTCTAATACCTTGAGAAGCTTTATCTGTGGTTTGTTTAGTTTAAATGGGATGTTTTTCCCTCCTTTTTTATTTTTAATCTTCGCAGCGAAAAACGCCCAGAAACAAAAATCGTGCTTAACTCTTGCTTTTATTAGTCCTTTTTCTACCTCAAGTTTATTATCTTCATCGTAATATCCGAACTCGTTTATCAAAAATTCTTTTATTGTTTTGTGTTTGATTAGTTTTTTGATTAAAGGTACATTCTTCATCTGTACCGGTATGTATTGTTTTGGAATATAAAAATCAGGAAGAGAGAGGGTGAATCTATCTAAGATAGCACCTTCTCCCGTAAGAGGATCAAATAGAGCGTTAATCTCCTTGTTCCTATTATCGTTTTCCTTTAATATACTCTCTCTTCTCATTGTATGATTTATATTCTCTTTCTATGGCTGAATATATTAGCCCGAAAATGAATGATATAACGTGAATCTTGTAATTAACTCCGGGCATGAAGCATGAAAATGTAGTAAATGCAGCTCCTATAAAAAACGATCTCCACGTCCCGAATACGTTCATGCCAAGCATAATATAAACTAGCCCAGAAGCTCCGACAGTAGGTTTGTCTGATTGGGATAATAAAGAGGCTATCACTCCTAGTATGTAAACATGTAATAAGTTGGTCCGCTCCTTAGTGCATAGGAATACCGCATACATGTTAATCACTAAGTGTAGTAAGGATGCGTGCATGAACATATAATATAGATGCATGTAAGGAGAGATACTAAAAGGTATGAAATAACCTACCAATAGAACCGAAGCTGCTTTAATTTTTTGTCTAACCATCTCTTTTTAGCATAATGGATTATCACCTTGGCTGATTCTGTAGTTAGATAGAATTCAGGGGCTCCCGATTCTAGTATGTCTACCATTTCCACAGGACCAAGTTTTTCCTGTTCTTCTACTCTTCTGTATATCTCCTGAAACATCTTCCTTTTATTCGGTTTCATGTCTGAAAGATCGTAACCATGCTTCATTCTAGCTATTACAGTTTTTGCTCTAGTCTCAGAAACCCAGAAACGTGAACAGGGAAGTTTTACCGCACGTGCTAAAACGTCGCACATGGTAAAGGGAGGTATTATATCTGAAAGCACAGTATTGTATGCTTTGATTAACTCGGTATCCCTTTGATAGCGGTATTCAAATTCTGTGTCTTTGTATCCCATGCAAACAAATTTACATATAAGAGTTAATACATACAAACATGAATCAAAAGAAGAACTTTACATTTGTTCGTATCATAAACGATAAATAGTATAAAACAAATAGAATGTATGGAAAAGGCTGATAATCAAGTAGTTAAGACGAAAAGAGACTTGCTTCTCGAAAAGCTTAGGGCTAAATACCCCGAGGATAATTTTGACGAAGAAGACGCTTTGTATGGAAAAATTTACGACGATTACGACAATTACGACAGTAGAATGTCGGAATACCAAAAAAATGAAGAGGGTCTTTCTAAGATGTTTTCTTCTGATCCTCGCTCCGCAGCTTTCTTAATGGCATGGAAAGCAGGCGAGAATCCTGTCGTTCAACTAGTCAAAATGTTTGGCCCTGATTTCATGGATGCAATGAATGATCCTGAAAATATGGAAAAGGTAGCGGAGGCTCGTTCAGAATACCTCGAAAAGCAAGCTAACAACGAAAAGCTACAAGCCGAAGCCGAGAAGAATTTATCCAATTCATTAGAGGAGTTAGATAAACTTCAAGAAGAGAAAGGTCTTAGTGATGAACAGGTTCAGCAAGCGTTTGAGTTTATTGCCGGTATTATAGATAATGGTATCGTGAATAGGATTGAGCGTTCGACTTGGGAGATGGCGTTTAAGGCTTTGAGTTTTGATCAGGCAGTAGAGGATGCCGCTCTTGAAGCAGAGATTAAAGGTCGAAACGCTAAGATTGAAGAAAAACTGAAAAAGACTACTCCAGACTTACCTCCTATGATTGCAGGTAATTCAGGTAAGCCGGCACCCACTCCTAATTTTGGAGCACTAGATAGAGTATCGAATGCTGATGATATTTGGAATAAAGGAGCAGAGAGAAGAATAAAGAGAAAATAATTTTAATTAATGTGTTATGAAGAAAAGTTTATTATTGTTAGTGAATTTATTGCTTGTCGTTTTGGCATTCGCTACAGGGGCGGCAGGTAATGTTTTGATGGCAGAGGGTATTGTTCCCGATGCTGAACCGACACCACTTGCCGATGGCGGTGTGACTGTTCAATCAGGATTAACCGAGGCGATAGGTAGGTCGGCTGTAGATGGATTGTATCTGTCTGAGATTGACCAACGAATCACAAAAATTCGTCCTATGTCAACTCCTGTTGACCAGATTTCAAGGTACGGAAAAGCTATGGAATCGAAGTCATTTGAAGTTAAGTATTACACAGTCAGTTCAAAACCTATTAAGACTACCCTAAAGACCGCTATTGCTGCTGCTCAGTCAACAGGAACTACCTATGAATTAGGTGTTAATGATGAGAGTATGTTTGATGTGGATGATACCATTCGTGTAGTCGGTGTTAAAGGCAAGGTAGATGGAGGGGCAACCGATGCCGATGAAGATTTGGTTCTGCATGTTGTCGGTTTGTCGGATACAAGCGGATTGCCTACTGTAAGAGCGGTTAACGGATTGACAGCAACTAATGGAGAGCCCACTTGGCTTCCTGCTATCACTGCCGGTACTGTACTCGTTCGTATGGGTAAAGCCTGCGCTGAAATTGACGCTCAAGCTGCTGTGTTCAGTAACATTCCTACTCCGGAAACTCAATATTGCCAGAATTTCATGATTCAGGTAGAGGAATCAACATTCAATAAGATTGCCGTTAAGGAAGTAAATTGGAGCTTCTCTGACTTGGAAGAAGATGCAATCTATGATATGCGTTTGGTTCAGGAAAACTCATTTCTGTTTGGAGCAAAAGGTAAAATCACCAATCCTAAAAAATCTAATCAGCCTGTTTACTTTACAGGAGGTATCTGGTGGATGGCCGGAAAGGATATTACCGCAGGAACATATGACGCAACAAGTGGGGCGACAACTATGACAGATGATCAGTTGGTGGATATCGCTAAAGACCTGTTTGTAGGTAGTGGTGTTGGAAACAAAAGAAAGGTCGGTTTCTTCGGTTCTGATTTGATGGCTGTGTTTTCTAAGATTAAATCAGAGAGATTTAAGCTGAAAGAATCAGTCGAAGTTTGGAACCTAAAATTCAAATCGTTTGATACCGATTTCGGTGAAGTGCTTGTTATGCACCATGAACTATTTGACCAGAACGGTATGTCTGATCAAGGTTTGATTATGGACCCAAGTTTCTTGACTAAGAGAACGTTCATCTCATGGAGCAGATCAGTTCTTGAATTGAAGAAAGCAGGTGTTAGAAACACTGATGCCGTTGTTCTGCAGGAGGTTGCATGTTTGTATCTTCGTTATCCTAAGGCTCACGCACGTATTAAGTTGGCGTCTGCATAATTCACTCATAAGTTTAACTGTAAAGCCCTCCCCTGTTTACAAGAGGGAGGGCTTTTAATTTAAAAAGCCATGAAATTTATATCTAAAAAAAATATATCATTCCATTTAATGATTAATGGAAAGTGCTTACATGTTCAGTTTATCCCCTTAACACGAGGAGGTTCTTACTATGAGACAAATAATCCAAATGTTATCGATGCGCTGAAAGCCCGCTCTGTTTATGGTATTGATTATACAGTAGAGGAATCGGTTGTAGAGGAAGTAACAGTAGAAGTACCTCCTACTCTTGAAGATGTGAAGTTCAGCAACCTAGCTGATGCTGCCCTATTCGCAAAAGAGAAAGGGCTTGAAGTGAAGAAATCAAAAGCTTCTATCACCGAGGCGTTAAAAGAAATTGGTTTTAATTTAATCATAGAGTAATGGATTACAGTGTACAAGATATAATAACTGCCGTGAGAGTATGTATGGATGAAGATGCTCAGAATTTAATTGTAGATGACGGGGCTTTATCTCTTGACACTATAATCACGCAAAAGATACCTGACGGAGTGCGCACGATAACGGAGGCGGCTCCATCTAGTATGGTTGATGGGGATAAATCATTCGCCTCACAATTATCGTGGGAAAGCG